TGGCTCTTCTTTTTTTCTTGTACGTTGTCCGTTGGATTCCGAGCGTATGTTTTGTCGGAACTGTTCCGGTGTCGCAATACCTTCCCGGAGACAATTATCTAATACCGTCTGCACATAACGCCAGCTTTTCGCGCCCGACAATGCTGAATACTCAATAACTGCCCTCATCAGCTCGGGAGTTACTTGTTTTTCTTCCAAATAACCACCAACTTCTCTCTTCACTGCTGCTGTTGCCGGAGTTATGTTTTGCTCAAAACAGCGTATCATTTCTTCACGCGCGCGCGTAACAACAACAACAACATTTTCTTTACTTTTCTTTATGTCATAATTCTCGGAATAACTAGGGTTTTTCTCGGAATAACGGGGTTTTTTCTCGGAATTATTTAAAATAGGGTGCATTTTAATAAAGCTTTGCGTTTCTTCTTTTGAAAGAAGCCAAAACTTTGGATTGACGACGACCGGGTTTTTACTGGCTCGGGACTTTACAGCCAACTGAAATCGTCTCTGTATTGAGGTGGACGTGAGGATAGTGTCCGACTGAAAAAGTTTGTTATCAAACAGTGACCGTTCCAATAAGAATTTCCTCATCTGCCCTATTTTTTCAGGGCTCATACCCAGCTCGGAGGATGTAATATAATCAAAATCCTCGTCTACCTCCAGGTAGTAGCCATGTCCCTTGTAAATCTCACACAGCAGGTATAGATAATAAGTGATGCCATCTGCACCGAACCTGCCTTTTAAAATCTTGATTTTGCGGTCCGAGAAAAAATCCACATCCAAAGAAAAGTATTCCAAGCCTTCCTTTTGTGGACGTGCCATACTTTACCTCTTTCTGACCATATTAAAACGGGAGGTCTCCCTCTTCCTCTGGAACTTCGGTGAAGTCTTCGGGAACTCCCGAAGAATAAGTGATTGGGGGATAGTTCTTTGTATCCGCTGCCGGTCCCTGCTTCTGTGAGTTGTCCCCTGCAAAATACGCCTGAGATACCAAAACCTCTACTGCCTGCCGCTTGTTGTCGTTCTTGTTCGTATAGTTGCGGACCTGAATCGAACCTTCCAGTGCAATCATCTTGCCTTTGGAGAAGTACCGGCTGATGAACTCTGCCGTCTGTCTCCATGCAACGCAGTTGATGAAGTCTGTCTGTTTGTCTTTGTTGCCGCTGTAATTGCGCTCAACCGCTACCGTGAACGATAGCACAGAAAGGTCACTCGTTGTTTTCTTTAACTCTGGGTCAGCGGTCAGCCTCCCCATTAAAACTACCCTGTTCAGCATTCTATTTCCTCCATTTCAGGATTTTGCAAAGCTGTTCATCCAATCTAATGCCCTGCAAATGATATTTTTCGTCGAAGCTCTTTTGCCCCATCTGGTCTACCTCCTGATGATGCTGTCGGCATAACGGCTCAACCAACTGCCCTAGGTGGTGCATCTTCCTGCGGTCTCGCCCCATGCCTACTCGCTCCACTTCGTGAATGTCTGCCTTTTTGCCACAAACAGCGCATCTGCGATTGGCAACGCAGGCATATAGATATTTTTCTATATCCTCGCACTGCTCCAAAAGGCTGACCTTGCAAGGAATGGCATTGGTAACACAAAAGTCAATCAGGTGAGTGATGAAGTTTCTTGCTGTTGTCATGTCTGCATCGGACAGGCTAAAGTATTGTGTTCCGTCCTCCTGCTGGGATATAAAATCGTACTTCATCAATTCTTTCAGTTCCTGCGGCTCGTAGCCCGTCCAGTCGGCAATATCGCGGATAAGAGCGTAAACTTTGCGTCTTTGTACTGCGCTGATTCTCCGACCGTCCTCGACCCTCACAGAGCACTCTGTAACACTATGGGTTTTGATGTACTCTGAATCGGAAAAAGGGACAATGAGAGTTAAAGCCTGCCCATCATAGTCCTGTATGTACCCTGAAAGCCATCCTTCCTCCATTGTCCCTATCCTCCTTTTGCTTTATCGTTCCGGCGGCGGTTCCAGCCCTGCGAAGAAATCATCCTCGATGTTGTTTCCGGTCGGAATCTCTGTTGACTGTGCCTCGTATACCGGAGCCTGTGCAGGCTCAATCGGTGTCGTATCGTTATCTACATACTCCGGTGTGCCATCATCCCGGATAGCTGCCATATCGTTTTCCATCGCCATCTGAAGTTCCGTAGACATGATGCCCCATTTGGAAATCAGCTGGCGCAACATCGTTTTGTATGCCATAGCATCAAAATCCTTGTACCAGAAAGAGGAGTATTTCCACATATCTTTTTGAGGAACTTCCCCTCTTAAAATTCTTTGGTGTGCTTCTGCACTGTATGCCTGCGAGTATTGGTCAGCGTGCGATTGCATCTTTTCGTAGCTCCAATACATTGCCTTCTGGAACCCATTCAGATACTCAAACATGGCATAGTAGCCAATCGTCTTTGCCTGCTCCCTCTCACGCTCATCCTGAATAATTTCTACCTCGATTACCTCGTTGAGAGGGTCAAAGTGTTTCAGTTCCCCTTCTTTGATGGCAATCACATTGATTTTTTTGTAATATCCAGAGCGGATTGCCAACTGAATATAACCTTTGTAGCCAAGCTGGAATTGAGCGATTACCGCTAAAACATTGCCGTTTCTGTCCTTCTTTTTATACGGCACCATGTAATACTGTCCCAGTTGAGGAGAAGGGGAAAGATTCAAAGCCTCACCCAGGAACGCACAATTCAGGATAGACATTGATTCGCATTCCTGCAGCGCTGGGGAGTTGGTAACTGCGGAAAGGATAGCGGTCATGAACCGCTGTCCGCCTTTGCCACCAATTACTTCATTGATTTTCTTTTTGATTGCATCCTGCGTTAAAAACACGCTGAACGATTGTTTTTTCTCGCCTTTTACCAAACTGTTTGCCATTACTGAACCCTCCCATACTTAATGTGGTTACAAATTAAAAACTCTTTCAGAGCCTTCATCTGCTCCGGTGTCACCCATACACGAAAATCCAGAACCCGCAGCTCCGGGGCAGCTTCCTGCTGCATATTCATCTGTTCTGCCGTTTGTTCTTTCTCTGCGCTAACAGTCTGTTGCGCCGTAGGCGAACAGGGTGCAGTCTCAGCCTGCTGCTTTTCTAACTGTGCCTTTGCCTTCTGCGCTTCTTCATAGCGGTGTTTTTCTTCCATTGCCGCACTCATGTCCAGCGTATTCAAGTAGGTGGAAATCATCTGGTCGCAACAAGGCAGCTGCATTGCCATA